CCCAAAGCTGAGCGAAGTTCGCTAACTGTGCAAAGTGACATTCCTATTCCTTTCTAAAGACTGGGGATGGGTCAAGGGCTGCGACCCACCCCCAGCGACTTAGGGTCTTGCTTACGGTGCTTAAACTATCCGCCAAAGTCTTTAGGATTCTATGAATACTCAGCGCCAGCATTCTGTGACATTTGGGATCGTAAAGCATGGGCAATGGCGAATCCTTCACTTGGATATTTGATTCCTGAAGAAGCCATCGAGGAAACGATTGCAACATCGACAATAGAAGCTGCAAGAACCGAAACACTTTGCCAATGGATTTCGTCATTGACATCCCCTTGGACACCAGGCTCTTGGGAAGAGATTTGTGATAGGTCAATGGAGATGTTTCCTGGTCCATTAACCATGTTCGCTTTTGATATTGACATGAGCAGAAGAAATGCAGCTCTCATGGCAGGTCAAATCTTGCCCGATGGTCGAATTGGCGTTTCATTGGTACAAACATGGGAATCACAAATCTCAGTAGATGAATTGAAGATTGCAGCTGACATCAAAGGCTGGTGTGACCAATACAAGCCTCGCACAGTCCTCTACGATCGTTATTCAACACTAGCTGTTGCAGAGCGCCTTCAGAATGCAGGCGTTATGGTAGAGACCATCGTAGGTGCGGACTTCTATGCCGCCTGTTCTACTCTTAAAGATGCGATTGACAACAAACGCGTTGTGCATGGTGGTCAGCAAGTCCTTGATGATCAGATGAACAACTGTGGCGCTAAAAGCACAGACTCCCAATGGCGCATCGTAAGAAAAGCGAGCGCCGGACCAGTTGTAGCACCAATCAGCCTTGCAATGTTAGTGAGCAGGTTGTCACAGCCACAGTCCAAGCCACAGATTGTTGTCTAGACACAACGACACGAAATTGTCAAATATTAGACAAAGTGTGGTAAGATGTCTATATGGGTATTTTCTCGCGTAATAAGCCTGAACAAAAATCTTCTATATTAGCCCAGTACGCCCCACAGATTATGGGCGACAATTACAATCTTTATAACTATGGCGTTCTCAGCGTTCGCCGCAATGAAGCAATGTCAGTTCCTACTGTTGCTCGATGCAGAAACCTTATTGCATCAACTATTGCATCTCTACCATTAGAGCTTTACCGCAAATCAACTGGCGAAGAACTCGGCTCGCCGCTATGGCTAGAACAACCATCTAAGTCACAACCTCGATCCGTAACTGTTGCATGGACTGTTGATTCATTGCTTATGTACGGTGTTGCCTACTGGCGCGTTTTAGAATTGTATGCCGATGACGGACGACCAGCGAGATTTGAATGGGTTGCTAATACTCGCGTTACATTTGATTTAGATATTCACAACGAATATGTCACAAACTATTATGTTGATGGATCAGTTGTGCCAATGGAAGGACTTGGAAGTCTTGTAACATTCCAAGCACTCGATGAAGGTATCCTTTCACGCGGAGCGCGAACAATTCAGTCAGCAATCGATATTGATAAGGCTGCATCCATAGCAGCGCAAACTCCACAACCAGGTGGCTTCATCAAGAACTCAGGTGCTGACCTTGATGCTAAAGAAGTTCAAGGATTGCTAGCTGCTTGGAAGTCTGCTCGTCAGAATCGTTCAACTGCTTACTTGACAAGCACACTTGATTACACACCAGTTTCATTCTCACCAAAAGACATGATGTATGACGAAGCAAAGCAATTCATGGCAACTGAAATTGCAAGAATGTGCAATGTCCCTGCAATCTATGTTTCAGCAGACATGAACTCTTCTTACACTTACACAAATGTTCTAGATTCACGCAAAGATTTTGTGGCTTACTCATTACAGCCATTTATCTCAGCGATTGAAGATCGTCTATCTATGGACGACATTACAGCGCGTGGCAATGTTGTCAAGTTTGCAATCAATGACACATTCCTTCGTCAAGACCCATTACAAGAACTTCTAGTAATTGAAAAATTGCTATCGCTAGGACTCATAACAGTTGAGCAGGCGATGGAAATGACAGATCAAACACCTAATGGAAATGAGGGGATGACATCGTGAAGATTACCTTCGATGCAGCCTTCGCTGCTGATGTTCAGGCATCAAGCGAGACAAGACAAATCAGCGGCAAGATTGTGCCTCTCGAAACTGAGACAGGTAACACTTCTGCTGGCAAAGTTATTTTTGAGCGCGGTTCAATACAGATTCCAGAACCAAAGACCGTGAAGCTACTTAGCCAACACGATGTCAAGGCACCGCTAGGACGCGCTCAATCTTTTACAGAAACAGATGATGCAATTTACGCGTCATTTAAAATCAGCAACTCATCACGCGGAACAGATGCGCTTATATTAGCTAGCGAAGGGTTACAAGCTGGACTGAGTGTCGGTGTTGAAGTAATCAAGTCAAAAAGCAAGAACGGCGTTATCCATGTATCCGCCGCAAAACTCATGGAAGTAAGTTTAGTAACAGAGCCAGCATTCAAGTCTGCTCAGGTTACTGAAATCGCAGCGGAAGAAGCTGAACAAGTTTCTGAAGTTGTAGAAGAAACCCAACCATCAAACGAAAGCGAGACAGCTGTGGAGAATACTCCAGAGACAGTTGCAGCACCAGAAGTGGAAGCAGCAGCGGTTGAAGCTGCTCGTCCAACTGTGACTGTAACAAGCGTGCGTGAGCGCGTAGCACCAATCACATCAGCACAATACCTCGAAGCAAACATCAAGGCAGCTCTTGGCGATGACGAAGCACGCCGCACAATTCGTGCAGCAGATGATTCAACATCAACAAACACAGGCTTGACACTTCCAGGTCACCTACAAACATTTCTTACAGACACATTTACAGGACGCCCTGCATTTGAAGCTGTAACTCGTTCAGCACTCGTAGAGTCAGGCATGAGCTTTACAGTTCCACGCCTCTACACAAATGCTTCTTCAGCTAACACAGCACCAACAGTTGCAGATACAAACGAAGGTTCAGCACCATCTGAAACAGGCATGACTTCATCTTATGACACAGTAAATGTCGAGAAGTTCAGTGGCTTGCAGCGTGTAAGTTTTGAGCTCGTAGATCGCAGCTCACCTGCATTCATGGAATTGATGATGGCAGAACTTCGCAAGGCGTACGAGAAGGCTACTGATGCAGCTCTTATCGCTGAGTTCACAGCTAATGGAACACAAGCAACAGGTGTTGCTGCAACAGCAGCAGGACTACAATCCTTCATCTCAGTAGAAGGCGCAGCAGCATACAAGGGAACTGGCGGAGACTTCGCTAACAAACTCGTTGCTTCAACTGACCAATGGGCAGCAATCGCAGGATACGCTGACACAACAGGTCGCGCACTTTACTCAGCACAAGGCGCAACTTACAACGCATCAGGTAACGCAGTAGCAACTTCAGTTGTTGGTGGCGTACTTGGTACAGACCTTATTGTCGATCACAACATCACAACTTCAGGAATCGTTGATGAATCAGCATTCCTAGTTGCACCACGCTCTGTATATGCTTGGGAGTCACCAACAACACAACTTCGTGTCAATGTCTTGACTTCAGGCGAAATCGAAATCAACCTTTACGGATACCTAGCACTCTATGTTGCTAAGTCAGGTAAGGGCGTTCGTCGCTTCAACTACACAGCACCGTAAGCAAGACCCTAAGTCGCTGGGGGTGGGTCGCAGCCCTTGACCCACTCCCAGTCTTTAGAAAGGAATAGGAATGTCACTTTGCACAGTTAGCGAACTTCGCTCAGCTTTAGGTGTTGGCTCACTTTACAATGATGCAACCCTTCAATCAGTATGCGATGCAGCTGATGCTGTGATTCTTCCTATGCTTTGGAATAACTACACATTCAATGTAGGGCATAGCAACACAGCTACAACAGGCACACTTTACTTTGACACTCTTGTTGAAAAAGTATTTTATGTAGGTCAAACAGTTGTGGTATCAGGTAACGGATCAAAGCACAACGGTTCTAAGACTCTTACAGGCGTTGGCGATTACAACATTACCTATGCCATTACAGGCAACAACAACACACCAGCTCCCTATCACCCAGTAAATCCTTTGGGTCAGGTTGCAGCAGATACTTATGTTGATTACACACTTGATGCTGCGGTTCAAGAAGCAGCTCTCATGATTTCAGTAGACATCTGGCAGGCTCGTCAAGTTAGCTCTACAGGCGGCGTATCACCGGACTTTACTCCTAGCCCATATCGCATGGGTAACACATTATTGGCTCGTGTGCGTGGCTTGTTAGCCCACGCCATTAGCCCTAACTCGATGGTCGGATAATGCCAGTTGCTCTCACAACTCTTAGAACCACGATTGCGACAGCATTAGTCGATAACAGTAAGTGGCAGACCTTCGCATTTCCACCAGCCACAGTTCTTGCTAACTCTGTAATCGTCAGCCCTTCTGATCCATATTTAGAGCCTAACAACAATCAACATAATACGATTGCTCCAACTGCCAATTTTAAGATAATCATTACTGTGCCTTTGTTCGATAATGAAGGCAATCTCAATGGAATTGAAGATGCCCTTGTGGGTGTGTTCAACAAACTCGCAGCATCCTCATTAACATATAATGTGGGAGCAGTAAGCCAGCCAAGCGTCCTAAGCGCCCAATCTGGTGATTTGCTTAGTTGCGAAATGTCACTATCCGTTCTAACTACCTGGAGCTAAAATGTCCGAATGGGAAAAAGAAAACGAAGCCTTCCTGAAGAAAATCGGGCAGGTTACTTCAGCACCAAAGCCAGCATCTACTAAGAAA